GTATGAGTCATCCATATGCAGAAAGTAGAAAACGAGCAAGAAAAAAATGGAGACAAAGTCCTAAAGGTAAAGCATGGGATGCTGCTTATAATCAACGACCAGAAGTTAAAGAAAGAAGAAAAGAACTTTACATTCAAAAAATAATTAAGGAGTCAGTAAATGACAGATCAAATTTATAAAAAGCAGGTAGGAGGGACACATTATAAGTCTATGGTCATTCAGCCATCAGAATTTATAAACCGAAATAATATTCCTTTTGCGGAAGGCAATGCTATAAAATATTTGTGTCGTCACAAACAAAAAAATCAAAAAGAAGATTTGCTAAAAGCTAAACATTATATTGACATGGCAATCGATAGAGACTATCCTGAAGAAGTGA